TACTCTTAAGTTAGGTTTTGTTGAATTGAATGAATATCAGTTAGCATCGTTATTATCAATTATGTATATATTATACCATAACTTTAGCAAAATAGCAACATTTATTTATGAGCATGTCATTGTGGGGTTGGGCTGTGTAGGATTCATCTAACATAAAAAAGTTTATAATATGACTAGGGAGTTATCTTTTACCGCGTTTGGAAAAGAAACCATGCTGAGGTAATTGCATCTCATCGCGAACTCTCTTTGCTTCTCTGCGCTTTGCAGCGTTCTTAACTCTTTGCTTCTTCTGAGCTGGCTTTTCGTAATACTGTTTTTCCTTGACTGCTTCTATCTTGCCGTCACGCTTGGTTTTATTCCGAAAGTTCCTTAGCAATCTGTCAAAGTTATAATTTGTTGTGGGTGGTGGTGTTCTACGCATCTTTTCTATTGTATTTTGTTTTGTCGCGGTGTTGCTGAGATATACCATGAGGTGGAGTTACTTTGCGTACCTTCACATCAGTCTTTCTAGCGAATGTCCAGCCTCTTTTTCTAAGGTAATGAACTTTGCTAGTAACAGACGATGGAGTTTTGCCGAGCATGTTAGCAAGTGTATCCACGGGCATGTTGCCATAGAACTTCTTCAGCTTTGCGACTTGTTCATCAGTCCATTTATTAGTTTTTTCCATACATCTATTATAACAAAAGTGAGACCAGATGTCAAGAACTATTTTCGAAATGTTTCATATAATATACAATGTACATTTTAAGAAACAAAAAATTAAATCTTGACACCGCACTTAAAAACCTGTATAATATAGTTATAAATTAATAAAACAAGGAACTTTTATGATTGTAAATTGTAGTATGCGTTACACCTCCAGCGGGCGTAAACGCAAGACAAAAGCGTATAGCAAGGCTAGAAAACCAGTGTTTGTTGCACGCACAACTACAGAGCCTGTGGCAGTAGTAAAACTACCAAAAATACCTAGTGCAAAAACTACAGGGTATTCACAGCCAGTAGATAACAGTTGGAAAGTTACAGAGAGTAAGAATTTCACAGTAGCTCCTGCTTATAACAAGGGTGCTTACCAAGTAATCCCTAGAGGAGATGTAGAATGGATTGGCAAATAACATTTATAATATTCACAGCGTGTGCTAGTGCACACATCTTTTATAATGTAGGTAAGAAGCAGGGTATCAGTAGTACATTAGACTATCTCAAAGCAGAAGGCATGGTAGATTTTGATGAGGACTGAAATTTAGTTCTTGACATGGTAGTCTAATTTTGGTATAATAATAGAGTAAATTATCAATATTTACGGACTTTTACGCGGAGTTGTAGGGACTCCCATATCAAAACCCTTCATATGTCTGGCACGAGTAGGAACTTAAGCATTCCGAGGGTGAGGTTAGGAGCACCACTTTCCACCAGTGGTCGGGTTTTGCTAGACATACAACATTAACCGAGACGCCGCAAGGGTCTCACAGCGCGTGCCGCAAGGACGCAAATAGGAGAAAACCAATGACTGGATTAACAGCATTAAACTTTAACGACTTCGACAAATTATTTGTTGGATTCGACCGCTTGAACAATGAGCTAACGAGAAGAAACGAGAGTTCCCCTCTTACTAACTATCCAAGATACAACCTAGTAGCTGTCGGCTCGGAGGGATACCGAATCGAAATAGCACTACCTGGCTGGTCGAAAGATGACATCGACATCAAGCAACACAAAAATAAACTTACTATAGAAGGAACAGAAAAACAAGAGTTAGAATCTGACGAGGAACGCTACATCCATAAAGGATTGAGCGGTAAAACCTTTAGCAGAATCTTTACGCTTGGCGACTGGGTAGAAATATCTGACGCGAAATTCAAAAATGGTATGTTAGTTATTAACCTACAGGTGAACACACCTGATGAGAACAAGCCTACGACGATAACAATAGGCTAGGAGATACTCTATGCAACATGCAAAACGATTTCTTAATCGTGTAGCATTTTTGCAAGCGGTTGAGAAAGTTAAAGTAAAGTACTGTCCCAATGGGGACACATGCGAGGCAATAATTATGATGACATTCTGTATAGGAACAATGTACGCAGCAATGCTACCCCTACTATGATAATCACTGATAAAGCCTTAGCGATGTTAGAACAGAGAGTTGCCTCAAGCAATAATGCTTGGGGCGCTCGACTTACAGTCCGTAATAGTGGCTGTGGGGGCTATTCATATGATTTAAGTTATGCCGAAAGTCCTAATTTAAATGATGTGGTATACCACAATATCTTAGTAGTAGACCTACTAAGCTCGGAGTATCTAGATGATGCACAAATGGATTGGGTGGTTGACAAACTTAATGAAGAATTTAGAATCACCAACAACAAAGAGAGTGGACGCTGCGGATGCGGTGAAAGCTTCTACATATAGGAATATTATGAAAACAAGTAAAGCAGGAATAGACCTGATTAAACAATTTGAAGGTTGTGAGACCAAAGCGTATAAATGCCCAGCAGGTGTTTGGACGATAGGCTACGGACATATTAAAGGCGTTAAAGAAGGCGATGTAATTACAGAGCAACAAGCGGAAGATATGCTGATAGCAGAATTAGATGAGTATGAAGGGTACATTAATGTTAATGTAGCACTAACACTCAAGCAGTGCCAATATGATGCTATGGTATCGTGGGTATATAATTTAGGTGGCGGAAATTTAAGGTCATCTACACTACTAAAAGTAATCAATGCTGATGATATGGACGGAGTTCCAGCCCAGATGCTAAGATGGAACAAAGCAAACGGCAAAGTACTAGAAGGACTAACTCGCAGGCGTCAAGCCGAAGCGGATATGTTTAGTGGTAATTAAGCACGGCGAAAAAGAGTATAAAATCTCACAGGAGATGTGGGACGCAATGAATCAACAAGCAGCAGAACGCGATATGACTATAGACGAGTATGTAGCAGAGGCGTTTACTTTATTAAAGGAGCAGAATGCAGGGAGACACAAATGAGTATGTGGTTTATTCTAACTACATTAAGGACAGCAAGGAAGCTGTCGTAATAAAGAACAGACACAATGGTAGTTGGGGAGTCATACTAAAAGAAGAAGGTAGACCTGATTTTATAGAATGGTATCCAACACACAGTGAAACATGGGCAGAGAACACTGCCGAGAACTTTGTAGAAGGTATCAAACAATGAAAGGACTTTGGAGACTCTGGGCAAAAAGCTTAGGAGAAAAAGTTGGTGAGACAGACAAACAAGCAGACAGAGTAGCAATGATAAGAACAATGTGGTGGTTAACACACATGGCAACATGTTGGTTTATCATGTTAAATGCAATAGCCAATCATGGCTGGGGATTACTAGGAGTATGAATACAATGAATAATTGGTGGTCAGAACTAGAAATTTTAAAAAAGACAGTTGCAGAACAGCAAGAACAAATACAGAAAGCCTACATTAGAATCAAAGAATTAAACGAGTATATAACAAGAGAGAGCTTAGAAAGAAAGTTACTAGGACTTACTATCCCTGAGAACAAGCCAGTCGACTCTACTCCGTACAGTCATAATAGAGAGTTAGATAACGCAAGTATGTATGATTAGCTATGATGAGATTCAAAATGATTAACGACAAAAGATGGCAGGATAGTAGTGATGGTTGGGTAAAGACCATGAACGAAAGCAAAGAAAGGAAAGAACAAATGGAAAGACTAGAAGCATATGAAGTGGTGATTACATTCACACAAGATATAAAAGAAGGCGACCCCTTCGAATGGATTCAAGACGCATTAGATAATAGTGACTTTAGCAAAAAAGCAGTAAAGATTCTAGCAACTGATGTAACGCCCCTAGATATATGGAGCGACGAGAATAAATGGATGCGCGATGTCAGTAAGACTTAATAACTTAAAGAAAGGAATTAAGGCATTACGAGACAATCAAACAACCAACAAAAGCCCCAGCGAATGGGCAAGGCTCGAAGAAGAGATTAAAGACTTAACTTTGAGAGTAAAGGACATAGAATGTCAAATCAAGAAAAATTTAGCGGGGACATGAGCCGTAATGAGGTCGAGATCGATCTTAACAAATTCATGGCAATGGTATCCGAAATCGGAGAACTAAAAGCTAAGATAATGGAGTTGGAGAACGACAAAGAGCCTGATAATCCATGGCAGAAATGGATATGGTTATCAAATATGATTGATGCTTGGAGAATATTCCCTAGAGCATTTTTATCAGTATACATTATATTATTATATAAGTGTACAATATGGTTCATGGACTTACCAGCACCAACATTTGAGCAATCGGGATTGATTTCAGTAGTAGTAGGAGCAGGCGCAGCTTGGTTCGGTCTATATGCTGGAACAGCGAAAGACAAAATTAACAGTAATTAATAGTAAGTAAGGTAGATGGTAGATATATTCGATAATACATTGATGGAGACAACTAGAGAACAGCTTTATGTTTTCTGTGCTACAGCAGACTATCAGATAGGGTGGA